TGGTCTATCAGATGAAGAAATTGAGCAAGCTAAAGTGGTTGCCAAAGGTAAAGGTATCGCCCTAACCGAAGCAATCAAAGACTCTCTCTTCCTAACCTATCAAAGTGATTTGAAAGAAAAGGAAAGAAAGGAAAAAGCTCGTCTCGGTGCTTCAAAAGGTTCAGGTGAATCGTCAGACGATTCCCTAGTCAAACCAGATATGACCCGTGAAGAACATCAGGAAGCATTTAAGAAAATTATGGGTAAATAACAATCGGAAATATCGGAATTATTATATTATAAATCCCCGAATAGTTCCGAAAGTTACAAAACGATATGGCATTCCCAACAACATCAATGACTTCAACATCTCTCGCTGCTTCTATCCCTGTATTATGGGGTGAGAAAATCAACGAGTTCTTTCACTTGAAGTTGATGATAGCAGACTTCTTTATTAACCGTTCTTCGGAACTAGCAGACGGAGGTTCAGCTCTTTACACCCCAAATCTTACAGAAATGAGTGCAAACAGTAAAACCAATGCTACTGCAGTTACTCTTAATGCTCCAACCGACACTAAGATTACTCTAACAGTAGACCAATGGTATGAGGTTTCCTATGCTATTGAAGATAAAGAAGCCGCACAAGTCAAACATTCTTACTACTTACAAGAAAAGTATGCTATGAATGCTGGCTACACTATGGCTAAGAAATTGGAAGTTGCTCTAGCAACCCTATTTAATGGTTTTTCCACTACAGTAGGAGCTTCAACAACCAACCTTGCCGACAGTGAAATTCGTGCAGCTATCGCAACCTTGGAAGCAGCAGGCATTGACACCACATCTGACTGTGCATTCTTCGTTTCACCATCAGTATTCTGGAGACAAATTCAGAACTTGGATAAATTCTCTTTGGCGATTAACTCACCAGTTAATGACCCAACAGCGAAGAAACCAAGAGCTACTTTGTATGGTATTCCAGTTTATGTTTCCGCAAACCTACAATATGTTTCTGGAACGACTGGGCGATGGAACGCACTTGCACACAAAGACGCACTTCATTTTGCAACCTCTCCATTAGGAACAGGCGGCTCAATGGGTGGTTCAATGACTGGCAAATACGGAGTTCGTGTTCAAAGTAACTATATTCCTGAATATCTATCAACTCTTACAACCGCAGACTTGCTCTACGGTGTAGTAGCGAATAGAAGCACAGCTGGAGTAGGAATTTTGACATCAGCGACAGTCGCATAAATTATCAATTTAATTCAAATTGTTTGCCTTTATACTCAATGCAGATAGCGAGATATAAGGGCAAATCTGCAAACAATTATGACAACAGTAATATCACCCAACATACACAAAGAAAGCGATAGGATAGACCCACAAGGGAACATTATAAATCCTAAAACAAAACAAGTAATCCAAAGTAATGAGCCAGAGTATATCCCAACGCAAGAAGAAATAAACAAATCAGTCGCACCACAACCAGTTTCTAAAATAGACGAGTTAATCAACAAGAAAATAGAGGAGATTATCAACCAAAAAGTCGCAGAAGCATTAAGTAAACTATAATTATGAAAGTATTTTATGTAAACAGTGGAATAAATGGATGCTACAACGTAAGATGTCTTTTACCATTGATTGCTAATGGCTTTGATGGCGACAGAACGACCTTTAACCCAAGCCAAATCTCCCCAGAAGACAAAGCAAAAGCCTGTGCCAATGCAGATATTATAGTTTTCCACCGACCAGAACAGAAAAATAAAGTTGAAGCTATGCACTTACTCAAAGCACAAGGCAAAAAGATAGTTTTTGACAATGATGACACTTACAAAGATACTGGAGGCTTTAAGTTTAATGAATATATGGATGAAGAAAGGCTTAAACACGGTTTAGCAAGGATAAATGATGTAATTGACACCTTTATTAAGGAAGCTAACCTTGTCACTTGCACAACCGAGTTCTTAAAAAAGGAATACGAGCAGATAAACCCTAACGTGGTAGTTTTACCTAACTGTATAGACCCATTTTACTGGGATGAACCCCTTAGAAACGAAACTGATGTGGTTAGGATAGGGATTACAGGCTCGGTAGGGATAACTTCTGATATGGAAGTCCTAAAACCTATTGTGGAACACTATCACAATGACCCAAGAGTAAAAATCGTTCTACTTTCAATGCCTTCAAGTGGTGCAGACCAGATATTCAAAGAACTTTACACCGATGAGTATGCTTTCTGGGATAGAATAAATAAAGAATGGCATCCTTTTGTGACTGCTCACGAATACCCTGACTACTTAAACGAATTAAGGCTAGATATGGTTATAATCCCTAGATATGACTCCCTATTTAATCGTTGTAAATCTAATCTTAAATTCTTAGAGAACTCAATGCTAGAAATACCAACAATAGCTCAAGCATTCTCAACAGGTGACAGCCCTTACCAACAGAACCCAGAAGACCAGAAATATCTTTTACTGGCTGATACTTTTGACGAATGGATTACTCAAATTGAAAAACTAATCAACGACAAAGAATTAAGACGAGAAATGGGTCGCAAAGCTCGTGAATATGTTGAAGAAAATTACGACATTAACAAAAAAGCTCACCTATGGAAAGAAGCCTATCAAAAACTAATTAAATAATATATGGAATATCCAAAAATAATAAAACTAAATAATGATAAACTTAAAAAACTACTTACCGAGAAGTCAGAGTTAGTAAACATTGGTAGAGCAAAGTCTGAAGAAATAGAAATCAAAGAAAAAGAAATGCAGGATATAGATGACCAACTTAAAGAAATAGAAAAAGCTATTGATATTACTGACTTACAAGAGAAAACAAAGCCGATTGTAGAAAGAATGGAACAGTGTATTAAGGAAATGAAAGATATTGAAGAAGAAATCAAGGCTAGACTAAAAGAAAAATCCCCTACTGAACTTATAGAAAAATACGACACGATTAAAAAGGAAAAAGAAGAAATGGAAACTGAACGAAATAAGATAGCCCTCAAAGCTCAGAAATACAACAGTAAGATAATTCCTTTAGGACAGAAGTTAATGAAACCCTTTATAGAAGACGAATACGAAGATTACGAAACAATAAAGATTGAAGATGGTGAATTAGTCGCCACTATTTTCTCACACATTAACGACTTTAAAATTAACTTTAAAAAAAATGGTCTTCTCAGATAACACAAACAAAACAGGAATTGTAGAACAAACTCGTGATATTATGAGAGTAGATTCTACTCAATGGGCAACAAGTAAAATTGTAAACTCTTGTAATAACTATTTAGACTTAGTTGCTGGTTATGCGATAGGAGCTGATAGACGTTTTCAATGGGACGATACAAATCACACCAAATTGCCTATTGGAACGACAAATCTAGTGGCAAATCAGAAAGACTACTCTTTTCTAACTGACGAACAAGGGAATGCGATTATAAACCTAACAAGAATAGACATTTTAGACTCTAATGGGCTGTATAGACAACTCATTCCAATGGACCAAGCACAAATAACAGGAATTGCACTTGACGAATTCCAAAAAACAGCAGGACAACCACTTTATTATGACAAAATAGCCGATAACATAGTCAGACTTTATCCAAAACCAGTTGCTTCGGTGACAAATGGCTTAAAATTTTACTTTCAAAGGACACCAAGCTACTTTGTCGCTACCGACACAACCAAACAGCCAGGAGTTTCCCCACTACTTCATAGAGGGTTTGTAATAAATTCTGCTTATGACGGAGCTATGACACTAGGATTAAGCAATTTACAACCTTTAAGTGTAGAAAAACAACTAGAAACTCAGAAAATGATAGAGTATTTCACAAATAGAGAAACCGATGAACCCAACATTATTAGTATGAGATATAGAAACCCAAGATGATTAACACAAGCAAACCAACAACTTCATATACAAATTCAGACAAGATAAATATTGGAGAGGTTTGGAATACTAATTTAAACCAATGGCAAAACGAGAGTAGGACTTGGGATGATACAGCATCAACAATAGATAACATAACAAAAGCATTTGGAGGATTATTATGGGCTGAATCTTCACTTCCTTGGCAGCTATCAACACCTTGGATAGATACAGGAAATATTACTAACGTAGCAAAACCTTAATATGGCAATCGTAACACTTACATCAAACGAATCAGGAGCAAACTCATTAATAGATATCAATGCTAACTTTGCTGATTTAGATACAACAAAAGCAGATTTAGAAAGTCCTACTTTTACTGGAACACCAACACTACCAACAGGAACTACTGGGGTAACTCAAAGTGCTTCAGATAATTCTACAAAACTTGCTACTACTGCTTATGTGGATAATCAGGTTACAACATTAGGTGGTAAACCCACATATAGTAGTACACAGGTATTCACAGGAACTATACCAACAAGTATGACAGA